CGATAATTTCGTCAATATAGGGCTTTCCCACAACAATATCTTGATATTGCCTACGAGCCATATAAATAAGAGAACTCCCAAAATGCCTTTCCTTTATTCCCTTTAAACACTGAGTAGACATCAACACGTCTCCAGCCGATGACTCTTGAACAAAAAGAACCCCCTTCTTTTTTGGTCTCTCTTTGATTTTCTCCATATCCGCAAGAAGATCTCCTATATTATCAACTCCTATGAGCCATTCCCGTGCGCTCTTCAGGCCTCTATTTCCAATATTAACTCTAAGATCCTTATTCAAAGCCAACTTTTTAATGGCTTCAACTATATCTTCGATCTTGCATGACTTGGCTTCAATCCAAGATGCTCCTCTCTCAGTAACCGCAGGGATATATGATAGTTCAGTAGTTGGAACTCCAATTCCTGCGTTATTCTCAATCAACTCCGAATGGGCAGTGCAGTCAGAAACAATAACTGGAACTCCACATAACTGAGCTTCCAAAACTGTCCAGCTCAAGCCTTCTTGCATTGAGCAATTGATATACATATCAAAACAGTTGTAAATATCAACCATTCTATCTCGAGTGTATGGAGTTTGTTGATTCTTAATTATGAGATCACCCGGCTTTGCCCCATAATCAAATGCCATCTGTTGAAGATTATAAATTCCTGAAACAAATTGAGTATGCATATAAAGATATAAATTGGGAATTTCTTTTTTAGCCTCCAAAAATGCCTTCACTAATCGATGGGGATCTTTCCTAAACTGATTAGGTCCAACAAATCCCAACAAAATGGCATCTGATGGAATAGTAGTGAATAATTCTCTTCTGATTTGTTCTCTTTTATCTTTCTGATATGATTGAAATAAATCACTTTCGTTCAATGGAGGTCTGAAATAACGAATATTAGGGCAGTGATCCTTGAGCATTTCATAACCATATCTTGAATATACACAAGGAAAATCAATAAAATTAATCCATTTAACCCAGTCATTTCTCAAATCAACTACATCATAAGGGAAAACAGCCCCCCACTTAAATTTTCTCAGTCGACTAAATGATAAAACGTGTTTAAATATTTCATAAAATCGCCAGAGGTCTATGCCTATACTTATCATAGCATCTATATCTGGGTTACTAGCAAGTAACTGAACGAGTCGTCTCATCCCAGACTCATCTTCTATCTTTGGCAAGTCGTTCACTACTAAATAGTATGGCAATACAGTATATGGTGGGATCTCTCCGGGTGTACGAGAGTAAACTCCTACTTGATATTTGGTAAAATCCATCTGCTTCAAGATGGCAGTTAACATATTGCTATTACCCATAGTATCGTATGGGTGTTCACCAACGAACAAAATTCGCTTCATAATTATTTCCTTAGCGTTGTTACCGAGTATCTTCGCCTAGTTCGACAACGTCCATTCCTTCGTAGCGACGAGCCTTGATCGTTTCCACTTGATAGAACTCTCCTGAAGTCCATTCAATCCGATCAAGAACTTGCACTCCAACCCAGGATGGAATATACATCTCATGGTTCTCAAGACCTAACTGACCAATTTCCAGATCAGTCTCAAGATCATGTCCATAAAGGCTTTCAGTAATTAAGACGGGAAAGGAAGTTTGGATGGGAACCCAATTATGAGCTTTACGGTAGTTAGCATCCCAATCTTCGCCAGAAGATCTAAGAAGATCTATCGTGACGTTGGTTTTGTACAAAACGGTCTGATAAAGTATAACCTGATTTTCGAACTGCTCCGGGGTCTTATTCATACAAAGATAGTTGCGACCATCATCAAAAGTGACGTGATCACCAACTTCTAAGCCCGAATCCCACGGAACTTCCGCTTCAAGAAAGTATTCTCTGATAAAAGGTTTGGTTACTTGGGCATTTATTTCATAAACTAAATATTCGCCTGAGTTATTTTCCACTCCCTGATGAGAAAAAACATACCTAGTACCTACCTCTTCGAACACCTCCTTGATATCAATGCCAATTTCAGACATATTTTAATCTGCTTCATTGGGAGCCATTATAACTTTATTCTCATCTGAATAGGTGGTATCTCTACCGATCTCATCATACTGAAAGCCAGCGTCAATCTTCGAACTAAATGCACCTAGATCTCCATCCACATATAGCAATTCAGAATCGACGAAGGTTTTCCAATCGTCATCCATCTCCTTAATAAGTGTACGGTAATGGAGAAATCGATGCTGAAGATTGTATTGCTTGAACTTAAATTTGTGGGCACTCTCAGACATTAGCATGAAAAACAAATGACGTTTAGTTCTCCTTTTTAACCACAATATCTTGGTCTCATTAGTAGTCGGTAATGACCATCCAGACTCGCCTAATGCATTGTTAATTGCATTAATCCAATCAACGGTTTCGAATTGACTAGAAAGACCCTTGACTTCCTGTTCAACGATCTCTTTCAATTCTGATCTGGTCATATCATCTCCATGCTAAGTCAGGGATTTCTCATAAAACTTTAGCTCATTGCCGGGGGGATCATTATCCCCCCGGCACGGGATCTCTCATTTGGCGACTCATGTCGTTGCCCCCTTCCTAAATAGCTGGCTCGAGTTCCACAATTATACATGGAGTGCTTATCTCCGTTGTGGGACTCGCAGTTCTGGTGATGTCAAAATCCCACGTGATAATATCACCAGGACTGAATTCATTTGCAGCCCAGTTTATCACGGCCTCCGTTATACCTGTATCCGCTTCCACTGAGTAAGTTGTCTTATACTGTGAGGCCTCCCCAGAAACATGCTCAATCTTTGGCTTCGTAGTTAAACAGGTCACACCATTAATCTTCACGTCTGCCTGAAAATTCAATGCATTGGTATCATCTTTACCAGAAGCCACGCATGAAAGTTGAATCTCCCTAATCCTGCCCGAAGTTCTCGCAATAGCAAGGGGAAGGCCAAGAGAATCTGCTGTTACCGCCCCCTGGATTCCACCATAGAGAGGCCCAAGATTTACATCTTGAACATGCTTTGTAAAACCTACGCTTGGGTATGGACCCCTGCGAGGTCGATGATCAGTCATATTATTTCACCTCCTTTACTTCTTCTTCCGTGGCAAAGTTCTTGAAGAGTCCGTTTCGGTGATCTTTTCGGGTTCCTCTGCTTTCACTTCAGGTTCCTTCACAGGAGCCTCTTCTGTACCAGGAATGACCCCATCAATGAGTCTGAAAAAACCACTTTTCTTGATCAGTTCTTTTTGGACATCGGGGTGGAGGGCACCAAAACTATCAACTTCATGCGTGGTGCCCCCAATATAAACCTTCCCCTCTGTCACTTTAAAACTTCGTAGCACCTCAACTATCATGGCGTTGTCTCCTTCCCTATAATAAATCGGGATTAATCCATAACCGTCAGGTTATAGATGGCATCCTCTTGATAAAGAACTGGAAGACCCTTATTCTGAACTCTGATCCACACGACCTCTGGGTCCCACTCTTCATAACTGTCAACTTTCAAACCCCACTGCCGTGGAATACTGAAAGGAGCAGCCATGAACTCAGCGATTTTCTGACCTTCAACCGATGATGCAAACATACAGAACTTCTTTGTCGGGAGGAACTTCTTGGTCATTGTAAGAACATCCTCACCAGCTTTGAAGCTCACCGAGGGAGCGGTTGAAACTGTGACGGTCCCAGCATCTACATCAACTGATGCGATGGTCTCATCTTCATAGGTCCCTGCGCTCACATCATGGAAGCGAACTGTCTCGCCAGCCACGAAATCGGAAGCATCATCAACGCTTATTGCGGTGGTCACTCCACCCGTAACAGCGCCAGTCAACCATGCCTTGATCTGATACTGCTCATCATACACAACCATATTCTGAATATCCAACAGACTACCCAGAACCTGAACCGGGCGAGCAAACAGATCTCCTTGACCGAAAGCACTCTTGGCAAGGATGGTCTGAATTCCGGTGTCGAGAATCATGTACTTGAGAAGCTCACTGGTAAACAGGGCATAGTCAATGGTGGCACCAATGGCATTTTTCAGGACCAGCTTTGCATCCATAATATCTTCTAGGATGTTCCTGCTGGAGCCAGTATCCCAATGACGGGTAGATGCCAGGGTAACCTGCTGAGCAGCGGGGATGGTGTAATCCCAAGTTGCCCTTACTCCATGTGGATTGACATAGGTGACCGATCCTGCCGTCATCATCTGAGCGAACATCCACTCCTTCCGACGATCACACCGGCTACGGAGCATTCTCATATCCCTAGCCAAACGTCTTTGAGCAGGCTCATAGGTCTCCACTGTCCCGGCCCGGCGAAGATTGTTCAAAAATTCTTCACCATAAGGGATCTTCTCTTTCCAGAAAGCAGCACTCGCCCGATGCTCGGCAATCCCCGGAGGAGCAGTCTGGGGCGCTTCAGCACCCGGAGCCACAAACGGGGTCATCCCTCTGTTGCCCTGCTGAGATTCCCATCTTATTTGATCCGATTCAGCGTTAGCTGTACCGAATAGGTTCATGAGGGCCAAGCTCGGAGGAGTAGTAAATCGCTCAATGAGCTTGGTCAATCTCTCCAATCGTAAGTCTGGAAAACGACTTGCACCTTTAGGCATTCTATTTCACCTCCTCCCGTTACAGTTGTAAGAGGTTGCCATGGATAGTCACTGCACCTAGGTCGGTCTTGGCAGCGGCGTCCATATTGATTAGCAACCCTTCATAGAGAACTGCCCCACCATTGGGCAGGATCATCGATGCTAAAGCACCCTTGGCATACTCTCCAGTCCCACAATCAACTGATTTTTCAAGGATGCCTGCTGCGTCGCTATAACCATTGGTGTTATCCGCCCCACACTCAACGTGGATGATAGCACCATTAGCAACGGTAAAAGTTCCTGAAACAGTTCCGGTCACCGTGATTATAGCCATATGAGCATGAGTTGTTCGATCAATCCCGGTTATGGCGCCGAGATTCTCAGCTGAGGTCGTCTTGGTGTCACTATCCAAGAGGATAATGTCATCCCCAACGACGAATTTATAACTATCATCCATGGTGACATACAAGGTGGTCCCTGAAGCATCTTGAACAAGAAACGCCCCGGCTTTTCCCAAGTTGGTGTCTCCAGGTGCGGGAGTGGTCAAACAATACGGAACATACTTGTTGACATTCCCAGCAGCTGAAACGTTTTTGCTCAGAACTGTCCCAGCCTCCAAAACGCCATAACCAGCGGGGATAGTCACTTCGACCCGAAGAGCGGTTTCCTGCCCCCGATGGAATAGCTTCTTGTAATCTGACTCAAAACCTCTGATGATACTCGGGGTATCTAATGCCATCTAAATTCACCTCCTCTCATTAAGCGTTGCCCGCTGTTGGGGTGTCGCCTGCTAACAAAAGCATATCCTTCACCCACTCGTCGTCGGATTTTTCATCCTTGACTTTAGCGGTTTCCAGTTTTTCGTTGTCAGCGGCCCCAAGGCCCATGACCGATTTTGTTGCTCCTCTGGACTCCCAATCCTTGATCTCCTCCTCGACTTTGGCCGTAAATGCTTCCTCATCGAATTCACCATCACTGATGAATCTTTCATAGGAAACCATCTTCATAACCTTGTCATGGAGATGATCTGCAACTTCGGATTCCAGAAGCTTCTTGGCCCAGATAGCATCAGCAGTCTTGGCCCGGTCCTTCTCCTCCCTAAGAGTATTCTCTTTCTCAAGGACCAGAATACGATCATTCTGTGCCTCAAGTGTTTTTTGGAGATCCGCAACCCTACCAACCGAGTCCTTCAGAGCAGTTTGAAGTTCAGTTTTCTCTTCCTGGTGTTTCGCTTCCAAGGTCTCGGTGACTTCGTCAATAATCCCTTGATAAAGTTCCGGGTGATTCTCCATAAACTCTTTCAGTGTCATAGCCGTATTCACCTCCTTTACGCTAATAGTTAATTTTCCGTTGTGATCAAAACTGACCCACGTACCATTGTCCCAATATCCCGCCTGAGGAACATAATCTTCACCGGTATCCATCATAGCATACCCCGAAGTAATTGGTATTGAGACGTTGGCAGCTATTTCTGGAACCACCTCCTTTCCCATAGCGTTCTCGCCTATTTGCAAGGCATCGTTAAAAGTCCCTATTCGGTCAACAAGCCCAGCTTCCTTGGCTTGTTTCCCAATAAATATACGGCCTTCGGCCATTTTCTCCACAACTAGATTTGAGTCCACTCCTCTATTTCTGGCAACGTTATCAACGAACATGGAATAATAATAATCAACTTTGCTCTGAATCTCCTTTTTATCTTCAGCTGATAAAGGAGCTGCGTCATGGCCTGTGGCCTTATATTTCCCTGCGGTAATAAAAGTTCTCTTTACGCCCATCATTTCATCCCTCTTGGAGTAATCATAATGGGCCATAATCACTCCTATTGAACCTATCTGATCTGCCACCCCCGCTGTAATATGACCAGTAGCAGATCCCAGTAGATAGGCGGCACTGGTCATCTGGCTACTGGAAAAAGCATGGATCGGCTTAACATTTCGATTATCATGAATAAAATTGGCAAGTTCAAAAAGACCAAAAACACTTCCTCCAGGGCTATCAATATCCAAAAGGATATCATTAACTGCTTTATCCTGTAAAGCCGCCTTGATATCATTTTCAATCATCTGGTAACTGGTTCCTCCAGAGATATGAGTGAATAAATTCATCTTTTTTGCCAACGGCCCAATGACCGGAATAACTTTCGTCTTCCCTCTCATATAAGGTTCATTAGGCCTCTTCTCTATTTCTTTGGCCTTGGCTTCAATTTCACCCATGTCCTTATTCAAATGAGCGGCAAAAATGGCGTGAATCATATCCAAAGACTCAATTACAATGGCCCATGGCTGATCTAAGAAAGAGATAATATTTGGATACATAGACTCCGCTTTCTTTCCTTTCTTGCGCCAACTATCTTCGCAAATAGCGTGCCTTTGCTTCTGATCAGGATATTCCTTCGCCAGAGAACTATGGCATCTACTAATGAATTTATCGTGTGATTCCCCCTTTCCCGGTTTCGGTATAGGCATTATTGACCCTCCTTCTTCGGCGTCCGTCTTGGTAATTTCTTCGGAGAAGGCTCGACTACATTTTCCTGCACCATTTCATCATCGAGAGGGGGAATGAGCATAGGATATTTGTTCTCCTCCGTAGCCCTTGCCAATCTCAAAGTTTTATAATTATCAAAACCGAGCTTCCTAGCAATTTCAGAATTAGGCAAACCTAGAGTGTCATAAGTGTTGCCATGCTTCACTCCCATAAATGCCTTGGCCCTGCTCTCATAATCAACTATCTCACTAGTTGGGAAGTTAAGCTCGATCAATTGTTCAGGTCTTTTTTCTACTTGCTTAAATATAGGATCAGGGTCAGTTTCACTTCCCGCCGCTCTATCTTTGAATCCAACCGCTTCCTTCACTTTAAAAGTGTCAGGGAAACTATTAATCCTAGACTTAAGAAAGAAGATGCTTCCCCATAAGTCATATCGTAGGAACCTAGAGAAATAAGCTACTTCATCGCTAACTCGATCACTCATAGGCCCCCGGCTAGCATTAACTGATGCATAAGGAGAGCGTGACCTTCCCATAGTTACATCTTCGGCCTCATTCAAACCTGATATAATCATCTGCATTATATCAGTGTCGCCTTCAGATATTTTGGGGAGATGGGGGTTTTGAGCGGCCAGCTTCATACCGGGTGGGAGAACGATGGTGCTTCCGGGGGTCTTCTTGGCTCCTATACCAGTCTTTCTCCGATCTTCGTCGGAGAGGGCAAGCCACGCCCTGAAAGCTCTGGGGTCTTCTATTTCAACTACCCATAAATATGCTCCTGCACTCTTTTTATGATCTATTTCATATTTCTTTAGTGCTTCGTAATAGTTCAACCATTCAAGGACTGTCCTGAGATGTGAAACCGCCCGGGTGGTCATAAAGCCTTTATCCCATGCAACCATAAATCTATAATAACCACCCATGGGCTTAAAAACTTTAAGACGCCAATTACGGCTTTTATTCATTAATTGCTGATCATACGCCGGGTCATTTCTTATCTCATTTATAATAGAAGGGTCCCTAGCAACATAAATACTTGGAATCTGCCATTCTTCCCCACTATTATCCTTCAGATGGTAAACTACAGGAAGGAGAGCCTTTCTCGGATGCCAAAGTATACCTTCACCATTTTCGTCATTTCCAATTATTTTATTAGGATCAACGTAATCGATCTCAACGAAACCATCTTTATGACAAGTCAATAAAAGGAAAAGCTCCCCATCTATGTAAGAACATGAAACCCATTTAGGAAGGAAGTGATAAAGACGATTGCGCCAGTCGTCCACAATCTCGTTTATCGCTTGTTGAATCTCAAAGATATCACAAGTTATACTGAAACCATTTCCAACTAGGCGACCAACCAAGCCCCTAACTGCAGTATTGAATTGTGGATTGCGATTGAATTTACTCCAACAGGCTAGTTGAAGCTCAGATCTGGAAAGACCCCCAATTGCCTCCGGGCCTTTCTGTTGTGCATCAGGAAAGTCCGGGTCTTTATAGCCGGAATCGTCTTCAGAGTATTGCCAAGGGACGGCAAATTGTATGTGAGTCAGGACTTCGTCCGGTATATTCTCAATATACTCTCTAACGCCTTCGAAATCCATACGCACCTCATTACACCAAGAATACGATACAAATTATAAAAATGTCAACATAAATGTTACCACGCTCCAAGCAATTCACGATTTTCTATGTAAACTCCGAAGTGTTGCGACTTCTTTCTGGAGCGAAAAGAATCAAGTCCTAGATTGCGTCCACCATGAATGCACCAACCAATACTGAAGATCGCATCATCCTGAATACCATATTTTTCATATTTCTCAGGGGACCCAAACCATCTCTTCTCTGGATCATGATCAAATATCGAAAGCTCTTCACGAAGTATATCTTCGTCTTTGGAACCATGGATAGGGACCTGAGGTGCTTTGAAACGCCCTTCATTACATATTATAAAAAGCTCACCAAAAGCTGCCTTCTGTTTATCATAGGTCGGAAACACTGGTTCAAAAGGTATTCCCTGTTCTTCACACCAAGCAGCAAGATCCCATGTACCCCAACGCTCTCCGCACACCATATCAACACCATCAAAGTCCAAATTGATAGCATTGATAAAATCTTTCATCTCCTCCAATGAATGGCGCTCAAGTGAAGCGAGATGAAATAGAAAGTATAAATAAGCTGGAACTACGTTTTCCTCATCGTAAGCCATTGGATTCTTTCTGCTCCCCGCAAGACCTTTGGCAACGCATGAGATTATAGTTCTGGCACGAGCAGTTTGCTTCATCGGATCAGCCCGGTCAATCCCAATCAGAATGGCCCAATTAGTATCATACATATCAGACAGCTCTTCCAAATTGCTAATCAACCCACTAGTCGGTAGTCCCGTAGGTCCCGTGAGAGTATAAACATCTTCAATAGATTTCAATCGCTTATAATATTTCTCTATTGTCGGGAGCTGCTCCATTTCAAGCATCGCTTTATCTAGCCCCCGCTGAGATAACTGATCGATATGCAGTAGTATTCTATTCTTCTTTCTTAATATATCAAGGATAACGGCTTGATTGCCCAAAATTCCGTCAGCCCCGATAAATCCAAGTCCTTCGATAACCTCTTCTGTAAACACCCTAGACGAACCAGCTGACCAGAGATTCAGAAAATAGCGTTCGAAATCCCCCAATGGAAACTTGCTTTTATATGACTCGAGTTGCACCTGAGTCATATTAGGATTCCAATAATCCTTGACGTCCCCTTCTTTGGAATATCGGTATGAAAAGAAAAGAGTTGGGTCCTTCTTTTGAATATAAGAGAGGTATAGCTTATAAAGAACGTGGGTCTTAGCCGATACTGTAGAGTCAATAATCCCAAGAGCGTTTGGAATGTTTCGGGTAGATCCATCCAACTGAACGAAGAACTTGGGATTCTTCATGTCAAATATTTCAGAGAAGGTATATCCGGTGATGTTGGATACTATACCAGAGAAAGATGATATAGTTCTAATAAGAGAAATGATCTGACCGTCAGGACTCTTAAATCTGACTTCCTTTTCCTGTATGTTCCTCTTCCCAATTATTCGCAACAATTTAGGGCTGTTATAAATAATATCCCGCATGATATCATAATGAACAAATTTGACCTGATCCTTGCTATTGGCCCCAAGCATGATCTGTTGCTTGGGCCAATTGAAAAACTTCCACAACTGGATAAGGCAAGCGAGTAGACTTTTTCCCTCGCCCCTTTGCCAGCATAAAACTATTACTCGATATACAAATCGTTTGTTCTTCATCTTCAGAGCACGAATACATACCTTCTTCTGCTCTTCCCAAATATGCTTATATGACTTTTTGGTATCTGGATGTTTATCAATTGGAAGGTCGTTCATAGGAGCCCAAACAGGAATGTCTGAGCCTTCTGGATAAATGGGAATCCTAACGTGATCTTCGCACCACTTTATAAAACCATGACCACCATCACGGTAACCAATTTCTTTTTGGGGCAACGATTAATGCCTCCTTGGTAGACTCTTATCTTCCTCCTTATAAAGAGTCTCCTGGTAGTGCGGATCGCCATGTTCGAGTAAATCTTTTATATCGGGGACGAGGGTTCTGATCTCTGCTTTGAACAGATCGGTCCAAACTTTATTGATGGTCTTTATTGTTTCACGTATCTCCCTATAAATAGGGTGGATACTATGAAACTTATTTTTCGCCATTATAAGAGGAGAGTCAAGGGATAGTTCGACCAGTTTGAACTTAACCAGATGGGAATAAAGGGGCATCAATATCGTTCCGGCATGATGAACTTGGGCATCAGATAATTTATTGGCATGAATAATTGAAGCCACGGCAGCATTGATATATTGGACTTCGACTTCACATTTAGTATTTTTATTGGTATGAGGACATAAATGGTTTATCGGGCAACCTTCTTGGTGGCAGGGAGAAATGGCATCCCACAAGATCATAGTTTTGCCACCTTTATCCTTTTTGACTACTTCCAAAGTACTAAAGGCCACTATAATCTCCTATTTGCATGTTACTTGTAATTATAAAAGACAAGTTTTTAAAAAATCAACAAAAAAAGGAAAATAAGCTTGTCGGCTTATTTTCCCGGTTTAACATTATGAACTAATTTTACCTTTACTCCACCAAACTCAGCTCAACATCACATATCTTTACCAAAACTTAACGATACCTCACTTAACTTTACCCAAACTAGGCGAAACTCAGCTTTACCCCAACGATATGGCACGTCACATAACAAGACGAAACCTTCACGGGGACGGGACTCCACCTCACTCCACCATGACCCCACCTCACTTAACTTTACTCTACCCCCACTTTACGGCATAAAACATCACCATACGTTACAAGAACTCTACGCAACAAGACATTACTTTACCTTACACCACCCGAACGGAACGCAACTCTATCCCACTTTGCCAAAACTTAACTAAACTTTGCTTTACGCTGCCTCAACTCGACCGTACAAGACATTACTTTACCTGGACCGAACAAGACGTTACCTCACCCAGACCGAACGAGACGTTACCTCACTTTTTCAAATTCTACCCGGCCAAAACCGCCAGAGCCCCTCCATTGCCCAAAACCAACATACTTCCCAAATTCGAGACACTTCTCGATTACTTCCCATGTGATCTTCTTCCCATTTTCCAAAAGTTCGATCTCGAACTCGAACTCAGTGCCAGGAGCCAGCGCATCACTCCTGGTAACCGTTACACGAGGCCCTTTTGCGGTCATAGCCCGAAGGGGTCTCTCAATTATCTCATCAGGCTCAGTTTTACCCGTTCCAATCATACGGGGCCATACAAATACCAGGCGATCAAGCCATTTTGAATAAGCAGGAATCTTATTAAGCTCACCAGTCGCTTGAAGAGTCTCGCAGGCTTGCTTAATAAATCCCCTGATCATATAATCATAAATGATTATTTCCCCATCACCGTTCCTAGCAAACGTCGTCCATCCTCCTTCCTCTACGTACTCCAAGTTTTCTGCGTTTTCGATTTCATCTTCCTTAGTGGCGATGTACCTCTTATACACTTCCGGGTCTTTTGGAAGAGTACCCAACTGATGAGTAATCAATCTCGCTCTAAACTTCCTTCTTTCCGTTTTCACTCTATCCTCCTTTTTGTTTCTATG